AAACCCATCTCTTCTAATGTTGGGAGTGGTTTTTGAGTTTTACTTTCATTGATTTTTCCGGTATTCAAATGCTCGGAAATCATACCAGTGTAAGAAACAGCTTTATCTAGGTTTTCAGCAATGTACTCCGAATAAGCAATGTTGTCATCTAGGTGTTCAGCAATATATTCTGAATAAGCAATATTTCCTTCAATGTGTTCAGCAAGATACTCGGCATATGCAATTGAATTATCTAGGTGCTCAGCGATATACTCAGAATAAGAAATACCTTTATCAAGATTTTCAGCAATGTATTCGGCGTAAGCGATATTCTTATCAAGATTTTCAGCAATATATTCTGAATAAGCTATGTTTTTGTCAAGATTTTCAGCAAGATACTCAGAGTAAGAAATGTTCTTATCGAGATTTTCTGCTAAATACTCAGAGTAATCTATATTCTTATCTAAATTCTCAGCAAGATATTCGGAATAATTGATAGCTTTCTCCAAATTCTCGGCTAAATAATCATTATGTGAAATTAACTTCTGTGTAGTTGATTTTAAATTTGAATTTTCATTCACTACTAATTGTACTTTTTCAGCTAAATAATCAAGATATTTAACGATTTGAGAATTAGTACTGTTTAGCTCCTCATAGTACTCTAAAAGTTGCTCTAATTTCTTTGGATTAATACTACCGCTCTTAACAGCACTTTTTACTTGATTCTTTGTGGTAGCAATCTCATTGATGAGATATTTAGAATAATCCGTCAGTTGTTGTTTGGTAACGAATTCGCTCTTGTTCATATTGAATATATCATTTATTTTTGACTCATCGGACATTTCATATATCCTAAAGTTGGTTTCATTTTTAAATCCTAATGATTCATTGATTGAGCTCATTTTAGCGGATGCAAATCCAGGATCAGCAACAATGTCATATGTGAATAGTTTCTTCAAAGTCACTGTACCATCAGCTTCTGTTACACCAGCCGCTCTTGAAGAAACAAATACTGGACAGTTATCCTCAACTAGAGCTTTTGCTTCTTTTCCCCAATAAGTATTGAGTAATTTGATTTGACCTTCAACTCTGTTAGCCTCCTTCACAAATTTTACATTACGCACAATGTGAGAAGATCTAGATAATGAGGTGTCAAAAACATCAGGGTGATCAAATTCACCGTATACAACACCCATAGTGTTGATTCTTTCATTTAGTTCCTGTAAACATGGAATAAATTTTTCAGCAGTATAAATTCTTTCATTACGGTTTTTTTTATCAAACTCTGTGAAAATACCCCCTAAAACATACTCCTTTTTACCGTTTTGATTGCTAATACTCTCCTTCAAAGGATTAGTATTATTTTCAACGATCAAGATTGGTTTCATTTATAGCAATTTATTTTTATTATATATCATCTCTAAAAAACCACCTTTTTTCAAGAGGGATTTTTTATGGTGATTTATAAAACTTTATATTATTTATAAAATATAACACTATACGTATGATGTATAAAGTAGAAATAATTGTAAAAAAGAAGTCTTTAACTGATGAAATCTTTGACTTCTTGGTGGAAAAATCTTTTGAATTCAAAAGAAGTTATAAAATTGATTCTACTTTCAATAAGAAAATAAACAAGTTGGAATATTTAAAAAACAGTTCACCAATTAATGTTGAAAGTGTTTATGGAAGTACTTACCAATCCAAATACAGAAGAAATGATCAGATTTACGCAATATCACACTCTATACATTCAATAGAAATAATTGGTGATAGAATATTTGCACATATAAAACCCAACGAATATGGTGAAGTAATTGATTTTGAAAAGGGGTTTTTATCACCTGTCTATTATAAAGACTCAAATAATCAATATCGTTTAGCAACTTTTGATATTGATTTCAATATAAGTTAGTAACCATAGATGATCCTAACAAGAGACATATTAGTTAAAATTAACGAATCCAATTATTCATATTACGAAGAACTTGGATATGAAATATCCATTGGTGAAACATTAGAGATTCCAATTGAATTACTTTCTACTGGTAGCCATTACAAAATTGAATGCAAATGTGATGGGTGTGGGATCCAGAAGGAAGTAATATTTAAAAATTATGTGAAATATAATAATAGATGGGGTGAATACTTTTGTCGGAAATGTTCCGAGTCGAAGCGTAAAGCCACACTCAAGCAAAATTGGGGAGTTGAATATCCAATCCAAAATTACGACATTCGGAAAAAGATCGAAAAAACCATGATTCAAAAATTCGGAGTTGACAATCCTTCTAAATCAAAAGAAATACTTAATAGAAAAAGTAAAGGTTAGAATTCAAATTCACCTCCCCCTTCTTCACCACCACCTTCTGTTCCACCTTCTTCACCACCACCAGCCTCTGCACCACCCTGGGCTTCGCCACCTGTTTCCGCACCACCTTCGGTACCACCAGCTTCGGCACCTGGTTCACCACCGGCCTCCATTCCACCCTCACCACCTTCCGCAGCTCCACCACCTTGAGCGGATTTGATCCAGTATGATTTGTTCTCTTCTTTTTCCTCCGATGTCAATTTCATAATTTTATCAATCAAATAATCTATGTGGAAGTATGGTTGTCCGTCTGCAGTTTGGATACCTAACAATGTACTCAATAGACCAGCCCTTTTTTCCATATTGCCAAGTTTTTTCCACTCTTCAAATAACTGATTAGATACAAAAGTTATGTCAACCTGATTCAAGAATATTTCATCGTCTTTCAACTCTGGGAACTCCATACACATTTGAAGTTTCAGTGGTTTCACGATTAGTTCCTTGTAGTTAGCCCTCAATCTGTTTATGAAATTATTGAATTTCACCTCATCCCTTGTCATTGAAGCCGCATCATCGAATACAGTACCACCACCATTTTCTTTATCAAATCTTTGGAATGGTATCTTGGAAGCTCTTTTCAAAGCATTGTAGAACCAAGTCAACATATCATTCTCATTCAGATTATGACCTTCTGGGCTTACCAATTCCATAGCGGGGGTTCCTGCGTCACCTTCGGGAAACCAAATTTGTTTGTTATAAGGTAAGTGTTTCTTACCATTTATTGTGACTGTACCGAGTGTGTCATCCCATTCAATTTCCTCAGAATAATCTGCAATTAACTGCCCAATTTGCTCTTCTGCTCTTTGTCTAGGTAAACCTTTGATCGGTATTGTAAATTTCTGATAAATTGTTGCATTTATAATATTGAACATTATACGTGTTTGCTCAAGAATTTTCAACTGATTGTAGGGTTTTATAAGACCTTCAACATACGAGGTTTCAGTGTAGTCATTTTGAGTTGAGTATGAAATAAATACAATCTGAGAGTCTAAAAATATCCTTCTCAATTGTGGATCTTCTGGAAATTGTATCCAAAGATTCCCAACTGCCGGTTCGTAGGCGGGCACTAATGTTTCGGGCCGAAGTCTATTGAAATAAATTATATTCTTTTTCTTATCATCCCACACAATTTCCATAGCAACATACCCATCAATCAGGAAGTCTCTCATCATGTTCCAAGCAGTTATGTTATCACCAAATCCGAATTTATGGTAGATCACCTCGAAGAATTCTTGGTATTTATCTCTAACATCTTGAGAAAAATCATTTGATAGAGGTTCTGGCGCACAGAAATCTCTTTCATCATTAAATATTATAGCTTCGTCGGCTACTGCTGATAAAAAATCCCTTATCTCATCTTTAATTGAGTATTCTCTTAATATCCTTCTTTTGTCCGCATAAGCTCTATCTAAATAAGGGATTGACTTTTTGTTTAACACAGAAGCAACCGCTTTCTGTGAGAAAAAATCATACATTGAATTATTCTTTTGTGAGAACGGGTCCTCATTAATACCAACACCCACAGTATTTCTTAAAATCATATCATCATATTTCATTCCGAAATTGGATAGATTTCTAAGTAATCTATTGAATAATCCCTTATTCTCAACAGATGAATTCAAATTCATTTGGTTTTGATTTTGTTGATTAAGGGGGTTGTATGAAGCCATTTATTTTAGTATTGTGTTTTTGAATATACCAAGTATATATTTTTTTTGAAGCTTACAATTTTTTGATATTACTTTGGACCCGTTTGATATGGGATTTCAAGACATCAAACTTTGATGAAATTTCTTCATCTATTTCTATCAAATCAGTCATGAGAAGTTTTGACATTTCATCATGTCTTTTGGATCTATCAGATGATTTTGCTAATTGTATTGAATAAAGCTTCTTTGGGTCGTATTTGTTCACCGGATGTCCGGAATATAGGAACCTAGGTACTGTATTCATCTTTATCTTATGAACGGAAACTACATTATTCAAAACGTATTCTACGAGGGAATATTCTAGACGTATCCTTAATAATTCGTTATACACCCCTTTCAAATCAACAGAAAGTGGGATATCTTTTTCGAAAGTTTCCTTACTCATAAACTTGTCAAACAACTGCACCCTCAATTCAATGGGTATGAAATTTAAATTCACCGCGTAGAGTATAATAATATTTTCAATTTTTTTCACACTTACTGAAAAAATTGGCGAATATTTCATCCAATTTGAGTCATCTTTGTAATGTAAGAAATAAAACTCTCCCATTTTCATTGATGTCATGGGAACACTTTTGACAAAATCATCTGACTTTGTATATTTCATTGCAAAAAAATCGGAGTTCTTATAGTAATCCTCTCTTACTAATTTTTCCAATTTAGCTATCTCCGATAATTCTCCCACTATGAAACAAAAGTTTAAATTATATATAATTTTAACTCTATCCTATGATTAATAGCGCTCCGAAACAATCAACAAAATACAGACAGGGATTGTATGTCCCGAAGAATCTTGATAAAGTAATCAAGCTAAATTCCCAAGGAGGATTATATTATAGGTCTGGACTCGAGCAAAAGATGATGGTTTATCTTGATTCGAATGAAAATATAATATTCTGGGGGGCGGAACATTTGAGAGTGCCATATGTAAAGACCGAATGGATTTCCGAAACTCAGGAATTCAAAACAACTGAACATGGATATTACCCGGACTTTTATTACGAACTCAGAAGAAGTGATGGTACAGTATCAAGGGTGGTGGCAGAAGTAAAACCACATTCGGAAACGGTTGAACCAAAACTTCAAGAAAAACCAACATCAAAGCAACTCAAAAATTTTGAGTATTCTTTGAAAATGTACAATAAAAATCTAAGTAAGTGGAAAGCTATGATTGAATATTGTGAAAGAAAAGGGTTTGATTTTATAATTATAACTGAACAACACCTCAAATATTAAATTGAGTGAAGTCCCATCCCATCATTTGATGATTCAATTGAAATCAATCTAATCTGATGGTCATTGTCCCCCTTCTTTTTGTATAGTTCATTGAATCCCTTTGCCAGTCCACGCTTGAATACCTCTGTAAAATACGCAAACGCATTGTGAGACTTTTCTTCGTTGAAGTTATACCAATTGGAAAACATATCTAGAAGACCAGATTGATAACAATCCATCCGGTCGTCATTGTTATAGTACCTCATTTTTTTGATTGTCCTCTTTGCTAAGACTTCAAGCATTGACTTGGACTTATTTGTTAATTTACCCTGTGCCTTGGAAATAATAATTTCCATGTAAAGGTCTTTGTTTGAAAGATAAATAGCTTTAAAATAATTTTTTATTTGAATAAAATTCAATAAAAACGAATTACTTTTTTATATATCTTTCTGTTATTTTGTTTAAATAAAAAAACCCTCCGAAGAGGGTTTTTTTGATTAAAGTCTTTCCTTTTCTCTTTCTTTATATTGAAGTTCTCTAATTGCTAAAATCTCTTCTTCTAAAGTATCTTTTCTCTTTCTTAAATTTCCAAGTGCGATTGCTAATGAATTTGACTCTCCGATCATTTTCATAGAACTTTCAATTTTGTGGATATTCAATTCAACATCTTCTAATTTTAGGGTAATTTCTCTTTCCTTGTCTTCTAATTTTCTCTTTGTGATTAATTCCTTACTTAGATTATTCTCATAAAAATAAGTAAGGTCGTAATTTAATTCATTTCTTACTTCATTTACCAATT